TTTTAGTAAGGGTTGCATTACTTTAGGGTATACCCCATACTAATGTTTAACTGTTGTTCTTTATTAATTTACAATTATGTCATTTGAAGAAGAACTAGAACAAATTGACCGAGAAGAATGGTTAGCTAAGTTTGATGATAGACAAATTATGAACGCTGCAAAAATGTATTTAGAATGGTTGTTTTATTTACCTGATGATTACCAACCTGATCTTTATCCCGAACATAAATTTTATTAACCATGAACGCACAACCAGAACAATTATTAAGGCAAATAAAAGTTTCACAACTGCAAATAAAAGAATTAGAAACACAAATTACAGAAAAGAAAATGATATTAGAAAAGTATTATCAAGAAGGTATTATTATGAGTTCTTTTAGTATTGAAGGTGTTAAGGCAACACGCAAACGCAAACCTGAGAAGTGGGAATATAGTGATACTACAAATCAATTTAAAAAAGATATGATAAATGCTATTGAAGATAAACAACAACAGGAAAGAGAAGAAGGGATAGCAGTTAAGTTAGAAACTGGCTTTACATGGGCGATGAGATGAAAACAACAGAAAGAGTAGAACAGGCATTTAAAAGGGTAAAAGAATTACTTACACTTGTTGCTGATTGGACTAAACAAACAAAAGAACCAGATGCATTAAGTAAAGAATTTAAAGAAAAGAAACAAAAAATGATAGATGATTTACACATGCAATTAGGTGCTTTAAGTGATCGCTATATGTTTAACCATAAATCAGAGTTTGCTACAAAAGAATATTTAGTAGAGTACGAAGCACTAAAAAAGAAAATTAAGGAATTAGAAAAATGACAACTACAGGATTTATTTTACAATCAAATAATTACGTAAATTTGAGTGATGTTAAATCATTGTATGAAAAAACATATTTTGAAAATAAAACTATTTTGTGTCCAGATTGTTTAGAATCTTTATGGCTTTTTAAATTTAATGAGCATAAATCTTTTTATAACATAATTAATGATAAAAGAATTGATTTAAATAAACTTACAAAAGATTTTGAATTGCTTTACAAAAATGAATCAAAAGAATTTATAAAAAATGGTAAAAAAATACTTAATCATGCACATTTTGCCCATTACCCAAATGTTAAAAAAATTTGTGAAGAGAAAGAAGCACCATCTACATTGCATAGGGAATTATGCGACTTAATAAAAAATCAATTATATAAAATATTTTGTTTTTACCAAAAACCTGAATATAGTCTTACATATAAAGAAATATCATACAAAAAAGAACCGCCTTGTGTTGGTAGCAGAAGAATCCCAGATTTATCTGTTTTAGACTTTGATAGCGAGATTGAAAAAACTTTATACGAAAGTTGTAAACATGAACAAATTGCATTTAATAGTTGTCATGCTTATTTAGCAATAGAATTACAATTATCTAATATTTCAAAAAATGAAATAAAACAAAGAACAGAAGATCATTTAAAAAATTATAGTTTTGTAGTTTGGATATTTCATCAAAATCATCTATCAAAAGTATCTGATGCTAGAGATTATTTAGATTCGATAGGTCAAAAATATTATGTTATTAAGCAAGATAAAGATAAAAAACGAGATATTGAAATTGTTTTATGCAAAAAAAGAGAAAAGACTAAATCAAAATTTACTATAAAATATAAAAAATGCGAAAATCCTATTATTATTAATGCGGTTGCAAATCATTTAAACATGACAAGTGACGAGCATTATGATGTTATAAGAAGAGAATTAAAAATAGAAAATTCATATTTTTATTGTGTAGCTAAAGATTTTTTAAAGTTAGATCAAAAATTTTCTTTTTTATAATGTCTAACCCACAAAAAAACAAAGGTGATAAAGCAGAAAGGGAAGCCTGTGGATTGTTAACAGAATTTACAGGTTATGAAGTTGAAAGACGTTTTGGTGCAGGTATGGAAAATGATAAGGGTGATTTAACTGGCATACCTGATACTGTTATACAGATAGCAAACTGGAAAGATACAAATGCTGCAGTATTACAGAAGCCAAGAGAAGCAGAACAACAACGTATAAATGCTAAGGCTAGTCATGCAGTTACCTTAGTTAGATATAAAAAAAGACCAGGTTGTAAACATGGTGATAACTGGCGTGTTGTTATGACTATTGAACAGTATGCAAGATTGATAAAATGAGAGTATTGGTTGCCTGTGAATATAGTGGTAAAACGAGAGACAGTTTTATAAGAAATGGACATGATGCCATAAGTTGTGATTTCTTACCTACAGAAAGACCAGGTAAACATTATCAAGGTGATGTAAGAGATATTATTAATGATGGTTTTGAATTGATGGTTGCACACCCTAGTTGCCAGCACCTCGCTTGTAGTGGTGCAAAACATTTTTATAGAAAGCATAAAGAACAGAAAGAAGCATTGGATTTTGTACGTATGCTTATGAACTGCAATATACCTAGATGGTGTATAGAAAATCCTATCAGTGTTATAAGTAGTGCTATAAGACCACCTGACCAGATAATACAACCTTATGAATATGGTGACCCTTTTCAGAAGTCTACTTGTTTATGGTTAAAGAATTTACCATTACTAAGACCAACAAAGATTGTGGATAAGGGTGAGTTTTACATATCTCCTAGTGGTAAAAAATTACCTGCCTGGTATAGCAATAGTAAAAACTGGAAAGATAGAAGCAGAACTTTTGATGGTATATCAAATGCATTTGGTGACCAGTTTGGTAATGAGAGTAGACTACCTACACCTGTAGAACAACTAAGTTTATTTTAAATACTTGACAGGGGTATACCCTTGTTGTACATTTAATATTGTAAACACAACCGAGAGGTTTTCCAAATGATTGATCTAAGTATTTCTAAACAAGCTGCAAAAGATTTATTAGAAATTTTTGACTATATGCAACATGGTGTATTTGATGCCAGATGGCATAGTGAACAAGCTACTGTAGAAGAATTAACACCATTGCTTGTTAGAAAAATAAAGGAGGTATCATAATGTCTAACTTTCTAATGATGTTAGCAGCATCAGGGTTGTTTTATACAGCTCTATCATCTTCTCTATATGACATGACAGTTACAGCGTGTGAGAGTCAGGTAGGTAACTATGCACTAGCCTGTAAGGAGGCAAACAAATAAATATAGTCGGGAAGCCTGATAGTTAGTTTCTTTGGAAGAGTTTACTAGCTTGAAAGTTATATAATACCTAGTTTTTGATACATGGTTACTAGGAAAGACAGGGCAAGTATTGGACTTGATCGATCTCCTGACTAATTATTTTAATTGTTAATTAATTGTTACAGCTATTGCAAAGGGTATACCCCTATGCTTATAATAAGAACATACACAACCGAGAGGCAATCCAAATGACATTCCAACAATTCACAAAAACAACTGAAGGACAAAAAGCAGCTAAGTCATGGGCTAAGTTAGCAATTAAAATGAACTGGTCAAATGAAGAGCTAGAGCAAAGAATGAGAGTTACTTATAAAAATCTAGCTAAAGCAGGTTTAATGTAAAATCTGCAAACAATCTAAACAACAGCCCCTACTAAGGGGTCTTTTTTTTGCCCATACAAAAACCCTCTAGGGGAATCCATCTAAAGGGTTTAAGTTGCCTACTGCTTTGCGTATCATAGGCATACCAAAAGTAAATTATATTTACACCTAATGCAAGTGCTATCTAGGTAAGCTACTAATCTTTCTATTTGGAAATAATTGCTGTTCTAAAAATTCAACAGCCTTATCATCAAGATCATTTGAACTTTTTTTACAAATCTCCTTTAAAAGGCTAATGATCAACTCCTTGCATGCTGACGAAGAAAGGAATGTCATTAGTATAGGTTTTAAAATTTTTAACATACGAATGGTGTAAGTATACAAATACTAGCAGTAATCGCTTATATACACTATCTTTTTGGTTTTAGTGATGCTACACCTATTTCTACCCCATTTAATCTTGCATAAATATCACGCATATCATCATGCATAGAATCCATCTTATCTGACATTAACTCTACCTTTGTTATAAGTGTTACTACATCTTCTCTATTTTTTTTACCTCTATAGCTAAGTGAACCTGCTGATATAAATATTGCAGATAATAAAGCACCACTTGTAGCAGCTAATAGTTCTATCACTTTGCCTTTATTGGGTTCTATGGCTATTATGACAGAAAAAAGGTATGTCTGAACAAAAATCTAAGAATCCACTACAAAAACTAAAAGAAAAGTTTGACGATAAAGAAGAACAACTAGAGGTATTAGGCACTTTTATTAGGTTAGGTGTTATGGTCTGGGCTGGTTTTATTATCAGCCTTAACTACATATCATTACCAGGTATGGCAAAAGACAATTCACCCAAGGATATAACCTTTATAGCTTCAGTGTTTACAGGTTGTTTAGCCACTTTTTCGGTAGATGTAGGTAAGAAAAAGAAAGAAGAAAAACAAGATAAACCTAAGCAACTTGCACAATCTGACAATTCATACCAAACTATAAGAGTAGAAACACCTATAAAAATTGTTGGTGCTACTGTGGTTGACCCTAAAACAAAAACATGAAAAAA